ATCGAATTCAATGCAAAGGTTTTTAACCAATAAAAAAATGCTATCTAGCATGAATGATGGACAGATTGATATATTAGAAAATGCTAGGAAAGCATCCGCATCACAAGCAAGAAACAATGCGGGTAGAGCAACAGGATCAAATACCGCTCAAAACCTGCAAATGTCGCAGCTAATTAAGGATGATATTGCAAATACATTGGCTGGGAGTAACGACCCTGGTTTTATTGCTAAAGGGCTGAGTAATATAGTTGATAGAGCATCGAAGTATATATCAACTGGGAATAATGAGCAGATTTATCAGCTATTGATTGATGCCGACCTAGACCCCGCACTCGCTGCTAGGCTAATGAGAGAGCATGCTTTAGGAGGTAAAAGCACGATGACTAGGACGACAACAGGTGGCGCAAGGGGGGCGTTATACTCGCAAGATCCTAGGGGCTATTAATATTTTTGCCATTTACGCTTTTCTGAAATATTCTCTATAAACGATAGTTTTAAGTGCCGCATCTCTTTTTTAATTATGAGTGGATTAATACCTCGATCCACCAAATAATTCAATCGGGCGTTAGACGCGATGGCCTTCTGCTGTTTCGCACTCATTTATCCATCCTTTTCTCAAATGCGGAGGTTGTGCGTAATTCCTGCTCAAGAATTGCGCTTAAACCATCCTCATCCATATATTTTAAATAATTAGAAATTATAGAATTCCTGGACTCCTTTGATATTTTTCTGCGTTTTAACAATTTGTCTAATACGTGTCGGAAATCTGTTTCTGAACCCATGTCAGCCTCCTTTATTTTCAACCGCTTCCAACGCGGTCTTGATAGCATTAGCAATGAAAGCATTGGCTCGTATATCCTGAGTTGCACAATGGATATTAACCTTGATCATTAATTGCTTACTAATAGCAACCTGTCTTGTTTCAACTTTATCTTTCATTTTTATTCGCTCCATTCGATTAAAATTGTATCAATATAATCATCGCCATCATACGCGACCCCTTTTGCTTCATGCTTACTTACGTGTACACCACCGATTTTTACCTGGCCGTATTTGTCTTTGTACACGTTAGCCCAACGCGAATGCGTTTCTATACTTATCATAAGGTCCAGACCAGATTCTTCATCGCCTTCTAGATATGAACCATCAGCGCAATGTCGTGTTACCCTGCCTTTACTATCAACTACCACAATAGGCTGCTCATTTTTATTCGCATATTCTAGATGAACAAAATCTGCAACACTAACTAATCCACCTCGATCCCTAAAAGTGACACGATCTGGCTGATCCAGCGCAATATCTAAATTAAATTCTTTCATCTTCTTACTCCTCTGTTTTTATTAATGAACCTATATAATAAATTAATACTTATAAAAAGTAAAGAATTATTTTTTATTTAATGATAATATTTGTTCTTTTGCTGCTTCAAAACCTTTACAGACTAGGACTGTATAACCCACATTTTTTAAATAAGAGACGATTGTTTTCTGATCTGGTGATAGTGATCCACCTTTTGTTCTTTTCATCTCAACCCAAACTCTCCACTCAGGTATAAACAGATCAGGGATGCCTTTCACTGTGCCTTCCACTTTTAATGCCATAGCCGTTGATTTACTCCGTTTTCCTCCATTGGGTATGGAATGGATTAAAACCCCTGGATGAGCGCGTCTGAACCATTGGACAAACATCGCTTGTTCCCACGATTCAGTGGGTATTCTCTCTGGTTTTTTTATCATAATTTCTCCTAAAATGGTATTTCATTAAAATATCTCGGGCAAGAATTCACCGTTGCTGCAAATTCTTCGGGTGGTGTGGATTTAAAATGCGTACAGAATGAATCATCCTTGTCGAAATAAGAACAGGTATGACAGCACTTAGGCATCCGTACTGATAGTGAATCCCAATATTTGGTGACAAAATCTGGTTCTTTATACATCGCTCCAACTCCTAGTTAATACCCTGTTAAACCGGCCATCTTTCCTATATTCTATTGATGATGGATGTTGTCCTGATTCTTGCAAGCCTATTGCAATATAATCAAGTGATGAAAAATCACTATCGTTATACGTGCCAGATTTAAAAGAAATTTCTTGAAGTAATTGCCTCGCTTTTGATCCGGCATAACCATCATGGGTAACGCATAGATACTCAGTGACAGGTTCGTCAGATAGCACACCATAATAAGTGACTGCCAGCATTTCCTTGCCGGATGCTTTTGATATATGCTTCCTCCATGTCCAACTGGTGACCTCTATCTCTGTACCTTCTATCCCCATGATATCATCATTTCTCAGGTTTAGTCCGGGTGCTTCTGGCTCTGGGAATCCCTGCAAACAGTTTGGACAAACACGCGCAGATAAATGTACAATCTCTCCGCAATTCTCACATATTTTTACCGGTGCTTCGCCCGTACCTTCACCTTTCTTGTTCGGCGGCCTGATATTAGTTATCGGCCCATGCGTTTCAACCACACCGGCAAAGTCCAGAACTAGGCAATGGTCTGTGTGCGATTTAGGGCGCATTCCCCTGCCTGCCATCTGAACATACAGGCTAGCTGACATTGTTGGCCTGAGCATAGCGATAAGGTCTATATCTGGGTAATCAAAGCCTGTCGTTAAAACATTTGCATTCGTTAACGCTTGTATCTTACCTGTTTTAAAATCCTCAATGATTTGCGCTCTTTCTTTCTGCTTTGTCTCTCCAGTAATACACTCAGCAATAACGCCATTATCAATCAATATATCTCTTATATGTCGGGCATGGTCCACCCCAGAGCAGAAAAACAACCAAGCTTTTCTTGTCTGTGCAAGTCTAATCACTTCCTGCACCACCTCGTTATTAGTCTGGTCATTATCAACTGCCGCATGAAGTTCAGACTCTATAAACTCACCGCCTCTTTTATGAACCTGACTTGTATCGAGCTTGGTACTTGTTGTCTTTGATCTCAGCGTTGATAAAAACCCTTTAAATATCAACTGTTCAATGCTGACAGGATCAATCAAGGCATCAAATAAAGCGGGTTTATCTGTAATCAATCCATGCCCCAGTCTAAAAGGTGTAGCAGTCAGCCCAATAACTCTCAATGATGGATTGATAGCGAGTAAATCATTTAATAACGCCCTGTATCCCCCTTCATTCTTATGGCTGACAAGGTGGCACTCATCAATAATAACCAGATCAATATGCCCTATCTGTTCTGCTTTATTTCTAACAGATTGAATGCCTGCAAAAGTGATAGGCTCTCCGAGCTGCTTCTTTTTGAGACTAGCTGAGTAAATCCCCAAGGGCGCACCTGGCCAGTGCTCCCTCATTTTCTCTGCATTTTGAGATATTAATTCCTTTACATGGGTCAACATTAATACACGGGTTTCAGGCCAGCTATGGAGTGCATCATTACATAGAGCGGCAACTATATGGCTTTTGCCTGATCCCGTAGGTAACACCAAGCAGGGATTCCCTTCATTTCCCGCACCGAACCATTTATATAAATCATCAATAGCGCGCTGTTGATACTCTCTTAATTTCATCCCGCCACCTTTCCCTTAAATGTTTCCCTCAATTCTTCAAATCCATCCTCGGGGTGAGCGCAATAATGTGGGTTCGCTAGTATCTCTGAGGACCTGTATCCTGCCTCGCCATTAATGACATCAGCCCCTTCAATCACATAAATAGCACTGCTATCAGTCCCGTCTTTTCTCTGGTACGGGACAAGATCAGGATGTAGCACATGTGAATCACAGCCGGTATGCTGGTAATCAACAGGAATTTTATCTACTTTATGCAGCTCGCACCGCCAAGTACTATCCTGCATTGGCGTTGAATGAGCGCAGGTTCTACAATTAACATGCTTTGTTGTTTTGGTTTTGTGACAAAACTCATGAGCGGAACAGAACTTGCACTCATACCAGCTAGGGTCTGAACTTAAAGGCTCGGGCATCCTATCCAGACCAACAATTCTATGTCCACGATCTATATATTTCTGTGCAAATTCTTTGTCTAATTTTATCCGTTCAGTATAGATACGATCATCATTCTTGCAGACTGCATAATATAATGCTCTATCTACTTCAGCACCCAACATATATACCTGCATTTGAACATAATGCAGCGGTTTAGATTTCTGTACCCCGTCTTTGAGTACATCGTTAAAAGATTTCAGCGCGTGTGTCTTTGCTTCTAGTATGTGCTTGGTATTCATTGCCCCCGGTACACCGAAAGAAATAACCCCGTCCATACTACCTGAAACGTGGAAACCGAAGTCAACTCTCATCTGGTTAGATGTGGTGTTATCTATATGCACACCCATCGCTCTTAAGTCAGAAACAATCGTTTTTTCTTCGTTATGACCACGCCTGAACAGTCTTAGTATCCTGCCTGGGAACTGCTCCTGTACCGCCCAGCGAAAGCCAAGCCATAAGTATCGCTCGCAATTATGCCCCAGTCCTGAAACACCCATATGGGGTCTAGGTTTTTCTTTTCTTGCTTCGTGTGCTGCGTCAATAGAAGCTTCAACGCTATTATCCATCTCTGGTATTTTCATATCATGCCCCAAAATAATAAAGGTGAGGGGATTTCCCCCCCTCACACAACTTCCTTACTTAGCCATTTGCCCACGGTGGTGCTTCTGCTGTTGCAGCTTTAGGTAATACCGGCATCGAACCTGCAATAGCTTTAAAGCCATTAACATCGTTTGATGGCGCATACTGGTCTGTGCCAGGATTAAGTTTTAATTTAATAGATAAATCGCCTCCGATAAGCTGGTCAGTATCGCTTACTTTAGTTAATCCAATGGCGCGCATGACATTACCTAGTTGCTGCCGGCCTATTTCTTCTGCTTTCGGATTAGGGTTCTTGATATTTAGATTACCAAAAACAGTCCGTCCTTGATGTGATGGGCCGGTGATTTCGTACTTAATAGCGATGTATTCGCCTGTCCCTGCTTTTGTCTGACGTACTTCTGCACCGGAGATATGGGCTGTATACCATCCGACAGGCAGAGGCTCAAAGTTATTCGTTTCAACAGGCAGTTCGTCTAAGTTAATTTCTATTTCTAAGAATGACATTATATTTCCTTGGTTATTTTAAATGAGGGTCTGCCTGGCTTAGATGTCACTGCATCTAAAAGCGGGCCGGTTATCTCTTCTGAGCTATTCATCCATGCTTTCATATCAATAGTGGGCGTCCACTTTAATAAATAAGATAGATGGTCTGACAGCCCATTTTCTGCTGCAAGTTCTTGTACTAATTTTGCATCCACTTTGCGCGTGATTCTACCGGTCACTTTGATAATATATCCAGATGATTCAGTCGTATCAACGCCCTCTAAGCTTTCCTCAATTCCGATGAGTG